GGAACGCCTTGGACTTGACCATGAAGTAGGCGAAGGCAGCGTAGAGAGCGAGCACGGCTAGGATGATGACGACGACCCAGCCACCTGCGATAATCTCGGCGAGAGTCAGTCCTCTGAGAGCAGTGATGAGTCGCCAGGTCTGCGCCTCCAGATACTTGTACGCCGTATTCCACCTGGTGCCGGCCGTGGTGTTCAGGATCGCCATGCGCCAGCCTACCCTCTCCACCAGGTTGAGGAAAACAGTAGCGCGTGCGAGTGCGCGCTTGACCAGGATCAATCTGCCCAGGATCCAGTAGTAGGTGCTCAACGCGATGTTCAGCAGGAGCACCGCTCCCTTATACGTCGTCGTCACGATGTAGGCGTACGTCGTCCAGATGACGTAGCGGACAAGCAGCACGAACACGATCGGGTAGAGAATGACCTTGAGAGGCAGCAGCGCATGCTGAGTCAACCACAACACGATTACCGCAAGCGCGTAAATAGGTGCGAATGCAGCTACGAAAATGTATCTCATGCTCCACATGACGGGGAAGACCAGCTTGAGAATATTCCAGAGACTCTTGAACACCATGACAAGGAAATTGATCCCACCAACAAGTCCTCCGCCTGCACCCAGCATACTGTCTAGCTGCTGGAGCGTCGCGCCAAACCCCTTGGTCTTGGATGTCTCGATTAGCTTCGCCATGGCATCGTTAATGACGCCGAGTCGAGCCAGCATGGAGTTGAACGGCCCCTGGATCAGTCCGCCGATGAGCATCTGTGTGTAGTCCTTGAGAGTTGTCCAGCGACCAGTCCAGGTCTTGCTGAATCGCTGCATGCCGTCGCCGAAGTTCTTGTTCATGTAGTTGAGCAAAGCCTGGATACCGATGTCGGACGGGATCTTCAGCTTGCCAGCCATGAACTGCTGAACCTGGAGATCGGTCAAGTGCAGCTCCTTGCGCAGAGCCGGGAAGACAGGGATGCCGGCGACGACTAGCTGCCTCACCTGGCGCATCATCAAGTATCCGCTCTGGTAGATCTTGCCGAATGTCGCCGAGACGTTCTCCAGATCAGCTCCGGTCTTGCCGAAATAGGCGAGCGCGTTTGCGCTCGACATGACTACGGCGTTGGTCTGCTTCAAGTTCATCCCGAACGCCAGCAGCAGTCGAGCGGACTGTGTCAGGTTCTGGAACAGGAACGGCGAGTGTGCCGCCGTCTGGAACAACAAGTCGAGTTCTTGCTTCGCCAGGCTCGTCGAATGTAGCAAGCCGCTGAACGCGAGCTGCGAAGACTGCATCATGACGTCGAACTTGAACCCCATATCGAGCAGTCCGATCGCCGTAGCGCCTACCGCGAGCGAGAATCCGTACAAGACGCGGCGAGCGGTGAAGAGAGTCTGCATGAGCAGGAAGCTCTTTTTCTGAGACGCTCCTACTCCCGCCGCAGTCTTGAGACTCTGCAGCTCCAGTGCCTTCATCTCTGCGACTTCGGCCGCGAGAGTAGAAACGACCTTATCGCCGCCAACGATGATCTGCTCGATCAACATCTGGTCAGTAGTACCGGCCATGATTACCTCTTGAACAACTTACTCACGTTGGCTGCGATTCGACGTGCGAGATCCTCGTACATGACCTCGCGCTGCATCTCGACTGCCTTGATAGCGACTTGATACATTATGTTCGTCTCGAAGGCATCTTCGCTGTTGAGCCACCGCAGAGGATCTCCGCCAGCGAGGAGTATGTGTGCGGCTTGCGTGATCTCGTCGCTGGCACCTATTCCCCCAGGAACCCCTCATCGACATCTTTCGACGTATCCTCGTACCAACGACTCAGTTTCATGCCGTGGGCGAGGATGCTCGGCTCTTGGTTGCGAAAGATCCCGAACAAACAGACCCTTGCACTCGGAGCTTCACCCAGTCGGAAGTAATTGGCAGTGCGAGGGTCGGTGTAGGTGAGAGGATAGCCGGACTCATCCGGGTCAATCGGAGTCAGTCCATCGTCGTCCTCGACGTAGTACAGACCTCGACAGGCAGAGATGAGTACATCGATGAGCCCGTGTAGCTGACGATCGGCGTTGTCCTTGAACTGCCGCTCGACCTTCTTGCCCATCTGGCTCATCTCTCTCGCCGGCAGGACACTGTACTCTGCTTTCAGCAGGCCATTGTAACCAGGGACGGTGATGAAGCAAGTGATGCCTTCTGTCTGCTCATCGCGGACAGCGCGCAGCTTGTCCATGATGTTCCGCTGCACGCCGTCCGAGACAAGTCCGTTCTCTGGCTCCAGCTCTTGCTCCGACTCCACAATGGGCTGGATCCTCGTTTCGTCTTCTGGCATTGGCATGGCGCTCCCTCCCTGTTCTCGTTTAGCCGCCGACGTGCGGGTTGCCCGCCGGTGTCATCTCTAGTTCAAGCAGACCTGGATCGCTGGACTCCGAATCGACCTCAGGCACGGTGACTCGCTTGAGGATGCCGTTCCAGACGATCGGCGACCCGTACGGGTTGGCGTCGATGTCCAGAGGCTGCCTCAGAACGCGCATCGTGACCTTGCCAACCCCGTTCAGGAGTCGCTGCAAGTTGGTGTGATCTCGGTTCAGACGATACAACCGAGACACGACCACGTTGCTGGGGTTGACCTTGCCGCCCAGAGAGATCGGCTGCACCATGCCGCCGGGGTAATACTTGAACTCGTCTGAGTCCAAATCCCCGCCTGTCATCTTGTCGAACGGCTCCAGCAGCGTGATGCCATCCACGATGACGGTGACGACATAGGTGTCCTTCCTGGTCGGCCCGCCTTGCGATGTTGCCATTTACTTCACCCCCTAGACGGCTTCGGTTACGAGCTTCTTGACGATGTCGATGTGAACCAGTTCTCCGAACGGGCTCATCTTGACGGAGATCACTGCATGGATCTCCAGGTTGGAGATCGTGCTCGGCGTGTTCACCGTGTCGCCGGTGTCCACGTAGAAGGCAGCGTCTGGTGTGCTGCCGTACAGCGAGCCCTCGTTGAAGTACGTCATCATCATGCCCGAGAGATCGCCGCCGAACTGCTTGAAGGTGAGACCTTTGCCGTCGATCTGTGCGAACACGTACTGCTCGGCGATGGCGTCCGCATCGGCGACGATCGCCATGAAGAGGCGACTGTTGCTGAACGGCACCCAGTTCGGATCGCCGCCAGGATTGACGAGAGAACGGAACCCGTATGCCATGATTCCGTTGAACAGCGCCCGGACGACGTTGACCGACGAGGCGTTGAGATCCTGACGGTCGGCGTCGATCCACGGCGGCTGGCTGAGTCCGATCGCGTAGACGCTCTGACCGTTCGCCAGACCAGCTGCTGCGATGTTCGGGCTCATGCTTGCGTCGTTACGCGAGATGATGCCGGCCTCGATAGCCGACCACGGAACGATGCGGGTAGTGCCGGCGACGATGCCCGGAACGATCGCCCACGGAGCGAACAGAGCTGCGTGACGATTCCCTGGCACCGCGCCCTGTAGCGCGGCAGCTGCCGACTTCAGAGTTGCCTTCGATCCCGAGTCGATGGCGTCCACGAGCGCAACTCGGTTGTTGGCGTCTGCGTGAGCGAGCAGAGCCGTCTGTCCCGCCTGCGTCGTGTGGCCTGGAGCTGCGACCTGGCCTGGCCCCAGACCCTTGTCGAACAGGGTGTAAGCCGTCGTCCAGTTGTTCTCGACGATGTTCGTGTTGTCGTCCGTTCCGCCGACAAGCGCAGTCGCTGCGACGACGGCTGGATCCAGCGTGCTGGCCGCGATGTCCGTGATGATGACGTACTCGGACGACTGCGACCAGTTGACGGCATCCGTGCCGGCAAGGAGATCCGGCGAGAGTTCTACAAGCAAACCGTTGTAGAACACGTTGACCACGAATGTACCACCAACCGAACCGGCAGTGATCTGGACGGTGATGTTGTTGCCCCAGACTCCAGGGCTGTTCGCCGTGACCGTCATCGTATCGGCGTTCGATGCGTCCTTGAAGTTGTGAGTGGCGTTGATCGGAGCAGGCCCGACGACGCGGCTGATGTACGCTCGACTTCCGCCCTCCCTGAAATAGCAGTCCATCGCATCCCACAGATAGCTGTAGGTCATGCGATCGCCGTAGATGGACTCGAACTCAGACATGCTGCGGAGGAAAGCTGCAGCATTGGTCGGCCCTTTTTGTGCTGGGCCAACCGCAAAGAAGACGCCCGTGTCGATTGGAGGAGTCCTTGCGGGCGGCTCTTCCAACAGGGCAATCTCGACTCCCGGCCTGCTCATTTGTCACCACCCTTCTTGCTCTTAGGCTCCTCGGAAACGACCATGATGCGTCCTTCCTCGATCAACTGCTGGTTGAACGGGTCGCCCAGCGACTTCGCTGTGACGTCCTTTGTCTCTCCTGGCGCCAGGATGCTTCCATCGGCCAGGTCAGTCAGAGCGCCGACGTTCTTGACTGTCGTCATGCCACCCCTTCCTTCTCTACATCGACATCGACTTCCTGCGCCTCTGGCCACTGGCTGCCAGGCTGATGCACCGGGTCGGGCGGATCGGCGGATGGATAGGTACGCGGGCCTCCCATCTTGTTGACTACATTCTCTACCATCACGTCGAACTCTCCAACACCGACAGCGAATGTCCGTTCACCTTCGGACGATCCGAGATCGTCATAGCTCTCGTTTCGCCAGACAACATGAACGGCAAACCCACCGAGACTAGGCTTCTGTACCATGATGCTCCGCACAGCAGCCGCGTACATTTTTGCCAACGTATTCGTAGATGCTTGATCCATGGCTGAAACTATGACAGCAATACTAATATTCCAGACGGCCGTGTAGGTGCCGTTGCCCTCCATCTTCGGAGCGCCATTGAGCCCAGGAGAGTACACCACGACTCCGGGCAGCTGCTGCTCATCGAAGTGATCGAGGCGGCTGAACGTTGTGTACGATCGCACAGCTGGTAGATGCTTGTCAGCAGGCCAACCGCGCTGGATCTCTAGCTCGCGCAGATAGACAGGCATCCAGGCAGCGAGCTGCTCAGTGACGGCCTCCTCAACCTGCGTCCCATCCTTGATGGGTAGAAAGATATCAACCGAAGACAAAGCCACCCAGTCCCTTGGGCCGTCGCTGACCGCCGATCGTTACCTGGAATATGTAAGTCTCCAGAATCCTCAGCATCTCGATCCTGTCCTGCTCGTCCACCATCATGTAGTCACGAGCCGGGATCTTGTTGCCCCCACCGAATCGCTGAACCTTTGCGTACGGGATTCCTTCGACTCCAACCAGCGCCTTGTTATGCAGCGTCTGCCGGACTGTCTCGGAGGACTTCCCACTCGCAGCGTTGAACAATCTGTCCGTTAGGCGCACAGGCTCGTATACATGGATGGCACCTTGCGCAGGCCTGAACACACCTTTGACGCCACTCGATCCTTTGGGCCGGATGAAGAACCCTCCACCGAACGCATACCCGCCTTGGAGTCTATGCCCTCCACCTGCACCTACCAGCCTTAGCTTCTTCTTGATCGTTGCTTGTTTCAGAGCTGGCCAAGATCCACCCTTGCGCCTGCCCCACGACTCAAAGTTCTTCTCGAAGATCAACTGGAGATAGTCTGCGATCAGATCCATAGCCGGAGTCGTGTCGGCGACCTTCTCACCGATCTTGGTGTACTTGG